AGGCGAAACACCAGCTGAAGACGAAGCACCAGCTGAAGGAGCAACAGGTGAAGCCCCAGCTGAAGACAAAGAAGAATTTACACTATAAAAAAATATGGCAGGATTTCTAGATAATATTGGAAAGTTTAATCCTAATATCTCAAGGATATTAAAATCAATTAGTGGCTTAGGATCTTTTGGTATGGAATATAAAGATATGGTGATAGAGGATTCTATGGCTATAGGTATTTCAGAAGCTAATATGAGAGAAAGATTTGGATTCTCTGGAGATGATGAAGATTTTATTTATAGTATAGCTGCACAGGATACCACAAATAAAAAATACATAGCATATTTCGATAAGGATTATCCATTCAAAAGAGATTTTCTTAGAACATTTGCACTTAATGCTGAAATAGAATACATCTTAGACACTATTTGTGATGAAGGTATAGTTTATGATGAGAAGAACTTCTTCTGTCATCCTGCAACCATTAATATGGAATTAAAGGATGACGTATTAAAATCATTAAGAGGTAATTTCAGAAAACTTTATGTGCTTCATAATTTTTGCAACGGAATAACAGGATGGCAATATTTTAGGCAATTAATTGTTGAGGGATTTTTGGCATTCGAAATCATTTATTCTAGTGACGGAAAAGAAATTGTGGGATTTAAAGAATTAGATGCTATAAGTCTTACACCAGCTATAGAAAAAAAAGCTGATGGCACAAGAGAAACTATCTGGTGGCAGTACTACGGTGAAACTACTAGACAAAGAAGATTATTAGATGCTCAGGTGATTTATATTTCTTATTCTAAAGCTAATTCAGTTTCAAGAATATCTTATGCTGAAAGATTAATTAGATCTTTCAATTTACTTAAGATTATGGAACATTCAAGGATTATTTGGAACGTAATGAATGCCCAGTACAGAATTAAAATGACAGTTCCTATTGGAAGTAAAGCTCCACAAAAAGCCAAAGAGACTCTAGGAGAACTTATGTCAGTTTACAAAGAAGATATTAAACTCGATACCACATCAGGTGAATTATCTATAAATGGAAGACCCGATTTACAATTTTATAAAAATTATTTATTTCCACAGCAAGGAGGGGAGTCAGTAAAAGTAGAAACAATCAATGGACAAGGACCAAATCTGAACGTAATGGATTCTGTGGTTTATTTCTATAATAAATTAAGACAGGATTCAAAAATTCCATACAATAGATTCTCTTCTAGATTCGGTGTTAGTAGTAGCAATACATTTAAATCTGGTGCAGATGGTGCAGAAAGGGATGAAGTTAGATTTTCTAAATTTATAACAAGACTAAGATCTATCTTTCAGGAAATTATGGTTAAGCCATTATGGATCCAAATGTGTTTAGAATTTCCGCATCTTAAAGACGATGCAGAATTTAGAAGTCAAATAGGTGTTAAGTTTGAAAGCGATAACATGTTTGGTGAATCTAGAGAGATTGAACAACTAATTAAAAAAGTAGATTTTGTAACTGCTTTAGGAGAGGTAAAAGAAACAATAAACGAAGAAGAGGTTCAATATTTCAATCAGGATTATTTAATAGAAAGATGGTTAGATTTATCTAATGATGATATTAAAATGAACAAATTTTATGTTAAAAAAGCAGAGGAGGAAGTAAAAGCAGGAGCAACTGGAGCAGCAGAAGGAGCAACTGGAGCAGCAGAAGGAGCAACTGGAGCAGAAGGTGAAACTGGAGCAGCCGAAGAAGAAGTAATTTAAGAAACTTAGTATTTTATAACAAGTATAATAATAGAAATCATTTTTATTATTTAGTAGGTATTTCTACATTTGCTTAAAATATATCGGATGCAAAAAGAGCTTAAAATTTTATTAGAAATTGAATGTTTGTCAGGAAACGGTTCACAAAAGATCAAGCAAGATTTAATTAAAAATAACTATTCAAAAGAATTAGAATATCTTCTTAAGGTTGCGTTAGACCCATTTTTAACTACCAAATTACATAAACTAGAAGTTTTGGAAGAAAGTCCATACCTAGTTTCTGCTGACCAAGACATATTTGAAAGATTTAAGGATCTAACAGAAAGACTTTTTATAGCACCTGCAGCAAATGATAAGTTTAGAGAAGAAGCTTTTGAATTAGTTAATTGTTTCCCTCTTTCTGTAGATGAAAGAAAAGTATTATATAAAGTTCTGACCAAAAGACTCAATATTGGTATAGGTGCTAAGCTCATTAATAAATCTTTCGGTAAAGAAATTATACCAGATCCAAGTCTAATGTTAGCTCAAGACGATGAAGACGAAATAAAAAAATGGAGTCATATTATTTGCGAGGAAAAATACGATGGCGTACGTGTGATAGCTTTTGTTTCTGGTAATGAGGTTAAATTCTACACTAGGGCATTTAATGAAATCCCAAATCAGTATTTAGAAAAAATTGGAAATGAATGTTTGGCTTTAATTAAAAATTCAGGATTACACGGTGATTGGTTTTTTGATGGCGAGCTAACAGATCTGAATAGAAAAAGTGTATCTGGCAAAGTCACACAAATGTTAAGAGGTAAACCTATGAATGATATAGGTGATGATCTAATCTATAATGTATTTGATTTAGAATATGCAGATACTCTTAAGACTGGTAAAGGTATCATTCCTTTTAGTATCAGAAGGTCTACGTTAGAGGGAGTTTTTAGTACATATAAGACCACTTCACTAACACTTGCAGAATCTTTCTTGACTACAGAAAAAGAGGACATCTACGCTTATTATAAGAAGATCGTAGATAATGGTGGCGAGGGAGTTATTCTTAAAAATCCAGAACATGTATACGAATGTAAAAGATCTAAAAACTGGATTAAATTAAAAGAAGTAAATGAATGTGATTTAGTAATCACTGGCTGGTATCCAGGGGAAGGAAAAAGAGAAGGTTTTATTGGGGGATTCTTTTGTAAAGATTTGTCAGGAACACTTAAAGTAAAAGTTGGATCAGGGTTTACAGATCAGGATTTACAAGAATTAAGCAAAGACCCAGATTCACATATAAACAAAGTTTGTTCGGTTTTATATAATGTTATAATTAACGACAAGAACAACAACTGGTCACTATTTTTACCTAGATTTGTAGAGATTAGACATGATAAAGAACAAGCAGACGATTTAAAAGAAAAATGTAAATAATTAATATATGGAAGAGGTTAAGGTAACAAAATTTTTAAAGGGTTCATGCTATATTCATGGTGAGACTGATTTTTATATTTATAAAGAAAAGGCACATAAGTGTGTTGAGTGTACCAAGAAAAAATCTAAAGAATGGAAATTAAAAAATCCTAGGTACGGAAAACAATATTTGATTAAATATAACGAAGTAAATCACGAGAGAATAAAATATCTAAGCGACAGACACAAGGAAATAAATAAGAAGGAAACAATAGAAAATCAAGTTGATTTTTACAAAAAATTTGGAGACTATATAGAAGAGATAACATCTAAAATTTCTTTAAAAAAAATACCAGGTGTTACAAAATTTAAATTAAGGGATAATCCTACTAAGGATAAAATACTTGAAATTCTTATAAAATCCAAAAGATCTCAATTAACCAACTACGAGAGATACAGAGCTTCTTCGATGGTTAAATGGAATCATCTTAAGTCTCTTAATATGGAATATGCAACAGAAGAGCAGAAATCTATTATAAGAGCGGAGTATAAAAGAATAGCTCAGGAAGTTGTTGATGCTGAGATGGAAAGAATACTAAAAAATATTAAATGATACAAGAATTATTAACAGAAAAATTAAGGCCAAAAGAATTAAAACATATGATCCTTCCAGAAAGGATTAAAGGATCATTCGAAAACGGACTTCAACAAAATGTTTTATTAGCTGGATCACCAGGATCTGGTAAAACTAGTATGGCTAAGATTCTTATAAAGGATCACCCATATATTTTTATAAATGTATCCGATGAAAGTTCAGTGGAAACAATAAGAACTAAGGTACATGATTTCTGTTCCACTGTTTCTATTCTTAATGGAGAGAACCAAACAAAGATAGTTGTACTAGATGAGTTTGATGGTGCATCAGATCAGTTCTATAAAGCTTTAAGGGGTACAATTGAGAAATATGCTAAGACAACAAGATTTGTTGCTACGTGTAATTATATAAGTAAAATACCAGATGCTATAAAATCAAGATTTGAAGTCTATGATTTTGATCCAGTATCTAAAGAAGAAGAGGCTGAAATACAGACACAGTGGCAAGAAAGAATTTCTAAAATTCTTTCAGCTATGGAAATAGCACACAATGACAGAACATTAAAGTTATTTACTAAAAAATATTTTCCGGATATGAGATCAGCTTTGAATACAATTCAAAGATGGAATATTGATGGAGTGACAGATCTTACAGAACAGAAAATTAATGAGGCTCTATTTGATCATGAGGATCTTTTTAATCTTATAATGAGTTCACCAGATCCTTTAAAGAATTATCAATACATTATTGGACATTATTCAGGAAAGGTTGATGAAGCTATGTCTTCGTTAGATTCAGAATTTATAAATTGGCTGACAGAGAAACATCCTAGTAAATTAGGACTTATTCCTAATATAATAATTCTTAGTGCTAAGCACCAGGCAGAAAGGAGTCAAGTCATAGATCCTATTACAAGTCTATTAGCATTAGTCTTTAGTTTACAAGGTACAATGAATAAATGACCGGTAAAATAGTCTAAAAATGACCAGCAAAATAGTCTAAAAATGACCAGTAAACTATGCATTAACTAATGAATCTAATGATAATGCTTAGTATACTATACAAAATATGAAATATGAAAGGTAAAATTATAATAGTAGGACCAGGAGGATCAGGAAAAGATTTTCTAAGAAAGAAAATGGTCGAAAGAGGATTTGATTATGGTGTATCTTTTACTAGCAGACCGCCAAGGGATGGAGAGAAAGAAGGAATTGACTATTATTATAGAGATGTTAATTTTTTTGAATCTAATAAAGACATATTTTTAGAGCTACAAGAATTTAATGAATGGAAATATGGTATTTCTAAAGGAGAGT